CTTCGCTGAAATGGCGATAGAAACGTTTCTGCCCATGAATGTCCCCCCTTTCAGGCATAGAAAAGCCCCGCACAAGCGGGGCCTGTACTTTCTTAAAAAAATGTTGCAAGAAGCGCATGATAACATAACATCGACAGCAGGAAGCAAATTATAAAAGCCCAAAATACAGCGTCCTTTTTTAGGAATTTCCACTGGACGGGGTAACCGTAATATCCCTCTCCCGCTCTTTCAGACAAAGAGAGCATCGAACCCATAGATGCTATCAGCAAACAGGTTCCCAAAACAAAATAACCCATTTACTCCCCCTCCAGTCCCGCCACCGCCCGCCGGACCCCTTCGGCCCGGCTGATACCCTCCCGCTTGCAGAAGCGGTCGAGAATCGCCAGCGTCTTTTCATCAAAACGAATCGCAATCTGCACCCGCTTGGGCGCGTCGGTCGGTCTGCCTGTCTTCAATGGATCACTTCCTTTGCATACCATGATTATAACGGACCGGTATGCAAAAGTCAAGGTTTATTTCGCCCTTCCAGTTCCTTCTGACAAAACGCCGTCAGCAGCAGCCGTTCTCCCGGCGGCATCCGGTAAAACTCCCCCGGCGTGATGTTTTTCTCCCGAAACAGAAAGTACAGCAGCATCAGCCGGGGGTCTTTATTCAGTTTTTTTTAACTTCCTCGAGCGTCGCCGTCCGATAGCCGGAAAGCCGCTCCACTTCGCGGGAAAGGTCCTCGATCTCCCCCGGAAGCAGCAGGCTCTTCACCAGCTCGGCAGGGGTCGGGGCGCGGTGCTTCTCCAGCAGAGCCTTGTCCCGCAGGTTGGGGGCCGTCACTCCCGCCAGCAGAATGTCGATCGCCATGTCCGCCGAAGCGGCCTCCTTGATCTCCGCCACCCGGTTATAGGGCAGCGCCCGCAGCGAGAACACCACAGGCTCGCCGCACTCCTTCGAAAGCCGCTTGATTTTGACCTTCTTTTCGGGCAGCTTCGCCTTATCCAGCCCCATCAGTAAATCCAGTACGTCCGGCATAGCAGTCCTCCCTTGACTTTCTCTGCCGCCATGCTATAATGAAAATACAAAGGGCGCTGTCAGCAGACGGTTAGTCCTCGTGAATAACTGTTACAAAAGTAACCGCTACATTTGGACGATGAGGGCGGTTATTTTTGTTTGCCCAAAAGAGCAATGATGGCGACGATCAACATGCAAAAAGCAAAAAGCCCTTCGTATGTAACCATCCGCATCACCCCCTCTCCCTGAGGATCGGAGGACTAACCGCCTGCCGTTTGCGACAGCGCCACGCTTATTTTAGCATGGCGCTGTATTTTTGTCTAGTTTTCGGTAATCGTGTCGAGGTATTCGTAGTTGGTGAAGGTAAACGGGGCCTCCACCTTTCCCAGCGTGTCGGCCTCCCAGTCGGCCAGCGTCAGGTCGTCAAACCCGGCGTTTTTCAGCACCACGCGCTCCGCGCCGTAGCTGTCGGGGTCGGCCAGCTTCGAGATGATGGTGAACCGCACGTCCTGCCCGTCCCGGATTTTCTCGCCGATCAGCTTCGCCATCCGCGAGGAAACCTTGTGCATCCGAAGTGAGCCGGTCCCTTTGTAGGATTTCACCTTGTAGTCGACGCCCATCTGTCCGCAGAGGGCGACGTCCTCCTTGTTGTAGGTGATCTTGGCCTGAAGCCCGTAGCATTCGGAAACCTTCTCGCCCTCAAGCCACACCTCACCCCAGGTGCCGGATAAAACTCTCTTTGCAGCATCCATAATAAAAGTCCTCCCTTGACTTTCTCTGCCGCCATGCTATAATGAAAATACAAAGGGCGCTGTCAGCAGACGGTTAGCTCCAAATGTTTATGTTACAAAAGTAACCGCACTAATTGGAGTTGGGGCGGTTATTTTTGTTTGCTCAAAAGAGCAGCCAAGCCAATAAGTACCAGACAAAAAGCAAAAAGCCCCTCATATGTTACCATCGGCCTCACCCCCTTTCCCGGGGAGTGAGCTAACCGCCTGCCGTATGCGACAGCGCCATGTTTATCATAGCATGGCGCTGTTTGTTTGTCTATCCCTGCGTTTTCGTCAGATCGTCACATTGATCGAGATATCCTCAATCGCGTCGAGAATCTTCACCGAGCAGGCAAGGAACACCTGATCGTCGGTATTGGCCTCCTTGATTTCCTGCGCACTCATGACGGAGGTGTCGGTCCCCTTCGATTTGAGGTAATTTTCCTGCGCCGCGAGATCGATTTCGCAGGCCGATCTGCCCGCGGCGAGGATGCCCGCCAGCTCAAGCCCTTCCAGATAACCCTTGATCGCGGCGATCAGCACGCATTTGTTGTCGTAGCTGTTCGCATACTTGCCGATGTAGCTGTCCTCGCAGGTGAGCCGGATGTCATGACCGATCATGTCCACCGCTTCGACGATCTTGATTTTCTTGAAGGCCGCTCCCTTGTCCTGCGCGGTAGTGGTCAGACTGTTGACCCCGCGCGCGACCTTGATCTTTTCCCCGTCGTGGATCAGGATAAATTCCCCGGCGTCCACCGCGTTGTCCGATTCCTCGGCGGATAGGCGTTCCACCTCGATCAGCTCGGGCAGCGGCGCATAGGTGCAGGAGATGGTCATCGGCGTGCCCGCGATCAGCCCCGCGATCCGCGAGCAGAGACCGGCGGTGGAGATTGACGTGTCCCCTTCCTTCGCGCCGGTGACGGTCACGTTGACAATCCCCTCGGAATCTGCCGCCTGATCGGGCAGCACCGCCTTGATGATGCTGTGGTCGTTTGTCCTCCGGGCCTTTACCCAGGTCGCGATCGCCGAGGCCTCGGCGCTGGTGCAGTCCGCGGGGCCGCAGAGATAATCGATGTCGCCCTGCGTCTCAAAATAGCCGGTGCCGTCTGAAATGTCGCCTGCGCCGGTGGCGTCGCTCTCGGCGCGTGCCGCCAGTACATAGGCCACTGCCTTGCGCGGCGGGTTGATGTATCCAATCAGCGCCCGCTTGATATAGGCGGCGTTGTCAGCCGCCAGCGTGGACGGAATATCCGACGCTGAATGAATGACAAAGCCTTTGTTTTGCAGAGCGGTCGTGCTGTCCCGCAGAATCAGCCCGACAACCCCTTTCTCGCTGCGCGCAATCGCCGCAGCGGCAGTAGTCTTAAATGTGATGCTGATGTTCGGAAGTCCCAAAGCTATCCCTCCTGTTAGTTTTTTTGAGCTTGCTCACTGGGCTTTCATGGGGGCTTAGCCCCCGCATGACGCTCGTTTTCTCCACTTCGTTCTAAAAACTCGCTGTCTCCCCCATAGACGAAAGCGGCCGAAGCCATTCGGCCGGCCGCTTTGGCGGGAACGCGTGTCTTATGCCCTTGTTTTCGTGTGAATTTCCTGCATGAGCGGCAGCACCGGTTCCGGTCCCCGCTGTTCAAAATAGCGGCATTGCAGATCGACCCACGCGCGGTCGAAATCCATGCCGCCCTCGCTGGCCGAAAACTTGACCGCCCGGTCGGCTACCTTGAGATACCCCGCCCGGAACAGATCGATGACGTCGGCCTGCATCTGCGCCAGCTCGCCGGTGTCGCTGTTTCCGTAATCGTCCGCCTCTCCGAAGCAGGTGACGGTAAGGTACGCCGTTTCCTCGATCAGTCCCGCATTGGCGTCCCTGCGGCTGATTCGCGGCGCTTCCAGCAGAAAGCAGGGCCGCGTAAATTCCGCCGGGCAGAGATTGCGGTGCAGGTCCCATCCGGGCCATTTTGCAGCCAGCGCCGCCGCAAGCGCGTCGAAAATATCGTTTTTGCTGATCATAGGCCCGCCTCCAGCTCCCGCGCGATTTCGTCCGCCCACGCCTCCGCTTCTCCGATGGCAATGCTCTCGGCCCGCATTGAGGTGTTGACGTAGAAGTGATACCCGCTGACATAGGACACCCGCAGCCGGGGGCGGTAGTTCTTTCCCCCACGCGGGGAAGCAATCCGATGCCCGCCCTCAAGATAATTTGTGATTGCGCCGGGGCTGTCGGCTCCGGTCGTTCCCTTTTCAGGACGAACCGCCGCATAGCCCCCACCCGAACCGACATGCACCACCTGCCAGCGGCGCACCCTGCCGGAGGAATCGTTGATTCCCGACGCGGCGATCTGCCTTTGAAGCTCCCGCTGCACCGCCCTGCCGACCCGCTCGTGCAGCTCTCGGCGGCGCTCGGGGAACTCCCTCAGAATTTCATCAAATGCGGCTCCAATCCGGTCTGTTTGAATGCGGTTTTCCATTACGGCTCCTTCGTGTTGGCAATCTCGTATTCGTTTTTGAATTCATCCAGCAGATAGCAGGCGCGCACCGCCCAGGCGGCGCCGCCCGTCCTGACCAGATCTCCCGTTTTCAGCGTTACCGCCTTGGGGGTTACCAGCACCAGCCGGTGCTCCGCCTGCCCCTGCGGCTCCCTCTGGACGAATCCGAGATATTTTTCGGTCAAAAACCCCGGAAACGTACAGAGCGGCTTCTGCGTGTAGCAGAGCCTGCCCTGTTCGTCCTTTCCCTTCTCCGGCCTTGTCGCGGCGCAGGCGGCAGGCTCGATCAGCGCGGCGGTAA